TCAACCGCCCCGTGGATAAGGACAACCACGGCATCGACGCGGTGCGGTACGTGTGTCTCAACCTGCTCACCACCCACCGCCGCGGGGTGTACCATTTGGCGTAAATGCAAATATTTTTTGTGTGAATGCTTGGATATGCAAAAAGGAGTTGTATATTTGCCATGTCTTCGGACAAGGACGGGAGCCTAACCCACCCGACCGACACCCGAGACTCCCTGAGAGATGGCACAGTCCTCCTCCTTCTTCATCACCGAGAAGTACGGTGATTCCGCTCCGATCACGGTGAGCGATTGTCTCACGGCCGAAGGTGCTCAGGCCCAGCTCATGAGCTTGTCCAAGGGCCACGACAGCTTGGGCGGATTGCTCCCTAAGGAGTGCCGTTGGGCTGTGGCGGAAGCCGATGGTTTTGATGGACGGCCGTACTCCTTCCATTTCCAATACTGCACCTTGACGGTTCACCGTCACGAACCTGTGGAAGCATGAAAGACTTCCTCTCCTCCCTTTGGATCATTGGACTAGCCCTGCTGCCCTCCATCCTCTTCTAACCTACAGGCCCTCCGGGGCCTTTTTTTATGGCCCAACCTTTCGTCTATTTGATAGCGTGAAGAAGACCATCACAATCCCCGAGGACCTCTACGACGTCACCATCGACCAGTACCGGCGCGTCCAAGCCATACCAGAAGGCGACGAGCTCCGGCAGGTGGTGGAGACCATCTCCATCCTCTGCCACGTCACCACCGAGGAAGTGATGGGAATAGAGAAGAAAGACATCGACCACATCGGCGGGGTGCTCGGTGGCATCATCGACAAGTACGACGAGGACTACCCCCTCGAGCACGTCATCGAGCTGGACCAGCGCTACGGATTCGTCCCGAACCTCTCCCGGATTACCTTGGCCGAGTTCGCCGATATTGAGACCCTCTGCAAGGACTCCCTCGACAAACACCTCCCCCAGGTCATGGGCATCCTCTACCGGCCCATCGTAGAGGAGCACGGGGAGTTCTACCGCGTCGCAGACTACGACGGCGAGGACCGCTCCGAATACTTCCGAGAGATGAAGATGGCCCACGCGCTCGGTGCAGCCGCTTTTTTTTTGCGTACCGGAAGGGCATTAGCCACCGCTTTGGACAACTATTCCAAGGCGGTGAAGGATCCAAGCTATCCGAGAAATACGGATGGTTCGCCACGTTCGTACATCTCGCAGGGGAGGACATTACTAAACTACCGCAGGTGGAAAGGACTCACCTCGAAACCGCGCTGGCTTGGCTCGCGTATGAGTAAGACCGCGCCCTCCTCGAAAAGCAAAAAATGAACCTATGAGAACCGTCAACGAAATCCTCGACGAGCTCGAAACCATCGCCCTCGCCCACCACTTCATCCGCTCCTTCAAGCAGGGCGAACTCTCCGAGGTGGACATCCAAAAGCTGGCCGGAGACCAGTACCCGCTCTGCTACGCGGACATCTCCTCGGCCTCCATCGACAAGGGCGTCCTCACGTACCAGCTCGACATCATTGTGGCGGAGCTCATCCTACCCGGACAGACCGACGCACAGGAGCAATACTCCGACACCCTGCGGACGCTGCTCGACATCGTGACCCAGTACGCCCAGGTCTTGAGCGAACAGAGCGACGTGGACCGCGACGTACGGATTGAGCTTCCGGTGGACTGCGAACCCTTCACCGCACGCTTCGACAACCTCCTCACGGGGTGGGTGGGTAGCGTTTCCCTTCAGACCTCGAATACCCTTGACCTCTGCGGGGCGGCCTTCGCATGAAGCAGCACATCACCATCGACGGGGTCCGGGTGCCCATGACCAACTCCATGAAGGAGCTGGGCAAGATTGGAAAGGAGGTCCGGCGCCGTGCCCGCATCTCCCTCAAGGCACGGGGCAAAGTCGTGACAGGCAACCTCTACAACTCCATCCGCTATGAGCAGGGGGTATCGAGAGACGAGAAGTCCCTGAACCTACGCTTCAGCTTCCCCGGTGCCGACTACGCCCGCTTCGTAGACGAGGGGGTACGGGGTGCCATGAGTTCGGCCAAGGCTCCGCGCTCGCCCTTTCGGTTCGGTTCGGGATCCGGTCCCTCCGGTGGCCTCCGTCCCGCCATCGACAAGTGGGTGGTAAAGAAGGGCATCGCCCCGCGCGGCCCTGGGGGGCAGTTCGCCTCCCGGAAGTCTATGGTGTACGCCATTAGCCGCAGCATATACAACACAGGTATCCGCCCCTCCTATTTCTTCACGAACGCCTACGACAAGACTCTGAAGAAGCACAACGCCAAACTGGAGAAGGCCGTCGGCGAAGACATCGGAAACGCAATAACCCTACTCCTCGATGGCCGCTCAATTTGAACTTATCCCCTCGACGACCAACTTCCAGAGTACGGCGGAGCCTCTCATCATTCAGGTCTCCGAGTCCGTCGTCGACACCTACAACAAGTACCGCTTCATCTTGGTGGTGAAGGACAGCAGCGGGACGCAGTTGGCCAAGCTCAAGACGCATATGTTGAGCAACTCCAACCAGGTCGCCGTCTTCGACATCTCCCGAGTCCTCGACGACTACATCGGGCCGAACGTGGTCAACGGCAACTCCACCTCCGCCAACGTGCTCACCTTGGGACGGACGGGATTCGATCCCGCCAACATCGTCTCCGAGTCCTACCAGCAACTTCCCGCCCGGCAGTTCGAGTTGGAGCTGGGCCATGAGGAAGCATCCTCGGCAACGGGTGAACCTTCCGAGACACTCGACGAAGCGTCCACCACCCTCTTCGCATTCCGTGACGAGTTCATCAATGACGGGGACGCATACGCCCGGGGGGACGGCAGCTTCCAACCCTCCTCCGCCACGGACAACTTCCTCTCCTCTGCCCCGGACCTCGGTGTGGACTCTGCCATCAATGCCGCATGGGGCACCGTGCGGGAGCACCGCATCGGAACAGACCAGGGGTACGTAATGGCTTACGGAGCAGAAGGGGCCACGGCTCAGTATCTGAATATCCGCGGCTTTGAAGCTGACGGGACCGTAATCGGTACGGCCAACCTCGACCTCGACGCCGTAGGTGGGGAGACCATACCCACGACAGATGCGCAGGCCGTCCAGTACATCGGGGTCGGCCCGGCCAATTTGGAGGAGCACGCCACCGCCGCAAGCAATACCGACCTGACCGCGCTCATCACCGACGCGGACCTGGCGTACTACGAGCTCTATCTGTCGAGTACCGCCTCCTTCATCCAGCTCAACCAAAAGAGCGCCGTCCACCGCTTCACCATCGACGAGGGCTGCTCCATCTACGACCGGAAACAGCTCCTCTTCCTGAATCGTCACGGGGGATGGGATTGCTTCAACTTCGACCAGAAGAGCGAGGAGAGCCTGACCGGAATCGAGCGCACCTCCTACAACCGCCCGCGCGGGAACTGGGACAGCGTAACCACCTCCGTGGATTGGACGTACGACGGATGGGAGCGGGGCGTAACTACGACCACCGTCAAGGCCGAGAAGCAAATCCGCGTCTCCACCGACTACGTCGACGAAGGTTTCAACCTCCACCTTCGGGACATCGCCACCTCGCGGGCCGTATTCCTTGTCGATGGCACCGACCTCATCCCCGTCGTGGTGACCGACTCTGAATACCTGTTCAAGACGTCGGCCAATGACAAGCTCATCTCCTACTCGTTCACCCTGCGACTGAGCAACCGACCCCGCCTCAAGTGATCCGCCTCGTAGCCCTCAACCAGGAGACCAGCACACAGACGACCCTCGACCTTGAGGGGGCTCCGTCCATCTCCCTCAATTTAGCCGTGGCTAAACCGGGGGAGACGATGCAACGCCACGCGCCGTACTCGCAGACGTTCCGCCTTCCGTTCACGGACCGGAACAACGTCTTCTTCTCCCACTTCTACGAGGTGACCCTTTCGGACGGGGACTTCGACCCAACCCAAAAAACGGAGGTGCTCATCTTCGAGGACGGGGTACAGGTCATCCGTGGGGCCATGCAACTCCGGGCCGTGCGCCTCATGGCTCAGGTCTACGAGGTCAACGTGCTGGGCGATGTCGCCGACCTGTTCGCGGAGATGGGGTCCAAGCTCTTGCAGGCTGCCTTGCTTGATGGCGACAGCTACACCACAGACTACAACTACGACCTGACAGACGCCAACGTCATCCTCTCCCAAAACCTTGGCGAGGACATCACCACGGGTCAAGTGGGCAACGGGACCATAATTGTGCCGCTGGCGGATCACGGTCTCAACACAAGCCAGCAGCCCCTTGTGGCGCAGGCCAACTATGGTTTGTTGAACTCCTCAGCTTCCGAGGACAGTCTTTTTGCATTCAAGCTGAAGCCGTCCATCCAGCTCAAGGAGTTGGTCGAGCTGCTCATCACCACCAACGGATTCAGCTACGAATCAGCATTCTTGGACTCGGCTCTGTTTGAGTCGATATACATGACTCTGGGAACCGAGTTGGAGACGCTGCCTACGGAGCCTGGTTTCTTGTTCCGTGCCGAACGCACGACAACGCAAGTGCTGCCCGCGAACAGCGTTGTGAACCTAATCTTTGACGACGACAGCACCCCGCCTGATACGTTCGACGAGGATGAGGTGTACACCGCCGCCATCGGTGCGTACTTCTGCCCGACCACGACAGAATACACATTCACCGTCAACGGCACCCTGTCCAACAACGCTCCAGACGCCAACCCCGTCACCATTCGCATCATGGCCGGCAGCGTTTCGTTGGCTTCTCAGGTCGTCACCCTGCAAGATTTAGACGAGAACTTCTCTTTCTCGGCCTCTGCTTTTTTGACGCAAAACACAGCGGTTCAAGTCGAAGCATTGACGGCAGACTCTGTGGATTTGGTTGGTGGCTTCTTCGCGTGTACCAGCAACAAAAGCGGCCAGGTCATCGTCCCGCAGTGTCTGCCACGCATCAAGCAGCGCGACCTCATGCGGGACCTGTGCCAACGCTTCAACCTCGTCATCGAGGCAGACCCAGACAACCCCAAGCGGCTCTACATTGAGCCATACGAGGACTGGATTGGGGACGGGGTGGACACATACTGGACCGACAAGCTGGACCTCGACAAGGAGCGCAGCCTGACACCTACCTCACCGCTGAAGTCCTCGCGGATTGTGTTTCAAGACAAGGAAAGCCCAGACGTAGGAAATACATACATACAGGATACGCAGGCCGAGACCTTCGGCACTTACGACCAGGACATCGACGACGACTTCGCCACGGGGGAACTTAAGAACCAGGCCGTCTTTGCGCCATATTTCGTGTATCCTGTTCCGACCTTGGCCGGCGACCCCATCACCGTCCTGCCCAGCGTCTTGATTCATCGGTCCTATGAGAAAGAC